ATACTTGGCCATGAGAGGAATCCGGCGCTATGGCATAAGCAGCGCATGCGCGCTGTAGCCGGCATCGACATTGATCGGCATGGTGCCGCCGCGCACCTGTTCGACGCGTGAACCTGCAGGCAGGCCGTCGATCTTGATGTTCACCTGGCCCTCCACCTTGGCGGCGCCGGCAGCCGTCCCCAGCAAGGAGGGGCGGTTACCGGCAACCGGGGATGCCATCGCCCCCAGAGGCGTGCCCCGGGAGGGGTTGCCTGGCTCGGGGCTCGCCGATCTTTCGTCGCCGCCACCGATACCGAAGGCATGGCCCACGGCTTTGGCGGCATCGACCATCCAGCGCAGCTTGTCCGACAGCCAGCGCACGAAATCGCCGAACCAGGCTTTGAGCGGCTCCCAATGCTCGATGATCGTGCTGGCGACCCAGCCGATCGGGCCGAGGCAGGTGAGGATCAGTTCGGCATGGGCCTTGATCCAGTTCCAGAAGCCGGTGAACCAGCTTTTGACGGTGTCCCAGTTCTCATAAATCAGCCAAGCTGCCGAGGCGATCGCGAGAATGATGCCCAGCGGGTTGGCCATCAGCGCCGCACCGACGGCGCGAATGCCGCCACTGACCATCGCCATGGCGCCCGACATCAGGCCGCTCATCGACACCGTCGTGGTGGCGAGCAACGTCCACAGTGCGCGCAAGCGCCCAAGCGGGCCGGTGAGCAGCGTGGCCGCGATGCCGGTGCGCGCCATCGACAGCAGCGCCGCATTGCTCGCGACATAGGCCCGTGCCGCCATACCAAGAAATGCCAGGCCCGCGCGGCCGATGGCGCCAACCAGGCCGCCCAGGGCCATGATCGTCTGGGCATTCATCACGACCGCCAGGCCGATCAGCGCATTGCGCGGGCCGCCGACGAAATCGACCAGTTTGCCGATGCCCTGGCCGAAGGCCAACACACTGCGGGCCATGCCGCGCCAGTCGATGCTGGACAGCCAATGTCCGAGATCCTTGGCCATGCGGCCGACCTCGGCGGACACCAGCTTCTTGTTGGCTGCCATCCAGTCGTTGAAGCCATCGAGCAGCGGTTTGATCGCCGGCACCAGGCTCTTGGCGATGGTCATCTGGAAGCCCTTGCTGACCATCTCCAGATCGCGCAGCGACTTGGCGAATTCCCGCGATCGGTCGATATTCTCCTCGTTCATGACGCCCTTGAAGCGCGACATGCGCGCCTGGGCTTCCTCGATGCCCTTGCCGCCGGCTTCCAGCAGCGGCACGATCTCCTGCCACTTCTTGCCGAACAAGGCCATCCCCATACGGGCACGCACGGCCGGGTTTTCGTTGCGCACGAACGCATCGGCCAGTTCGGGCAGCACAGTCATGCCCGAACGCAGTTGACCGGACGCATCGCGCATGGCGATGCCCAGGCGAGCGAACAGCGCGGCGGCTTCCTTGCCTCGCCCGCCGGCCGCGCGCCCGAGCGTCAGGTTCAGCTTGCCCATGGCGCCTTCCATCTGTTCGACCGCGACGCCGTTTTGCTCCGCCACGTACTTCATGCGCTGGAACTGCTCGACGCTCATGCCCGCGCGCGTGGCGCCGTGGTGCACCGCCTCACCTAGTTCGGCATAGGTGTGCACCGCATCCTTGACCTTGGCGAGGCCGAAACCGGCCGCCAGGCCACCGGCGATCCCGACCGGCAAACCGAACTTGCCCGCCAGGCCGGAGGCGGACTTGCCGATGTCGGTGAGGTATTTGCGCGCAGCCTGCGCGGGGGCCTCGACCGACTTCAGGGCATGGATGAGGCTCTCCGCGTTGGCCGACAAAATGGCCTTGAGCTCGAAACGGTCAGACATGATTGGTTTCTGATTCGGATGCCGTCACTCGTCGCCCTGCAGGCGCTGCGCGATGCGCTCGGCCTGCCGGTTCCAGAGTTCGAATTCGGTGAGGGTCAAGCTCAGGACGTCGCGCGGGGATGTTTTGAAGAACCAGGCGACTTCGAAGACGCGCTCGGCGAACTGTTCGTCCGATCCGAGCCGTCTTCCCCGAAAAAACCCAGGACCGCCTGCGTCGCACGGCCAAAGTCACCCAGCGACAGGGACTTGACGCTGGACAGTGGAATCGACGCAAGGCGCGCCACGTAATGCGCCACCACGCCCATGCGCACTTCGACGGCGGCGTCCTCCATGCCATTGCCTGGCAGCAGCCGCATCGGTTGCCCCAGTTCGATCAGGTCCGCCGTGGTCGGCTGGCGCAGCACCAGGCAGGTGATTTCCTCGCCATGCGCCATCACCGGCGCGGACAGGGGGATGGTCAGTTCTTGGTCGCTCATTGGTTGTTACTCCACTGTCCCTGGCTTCCCGAGAACTCGATCTCGATCGTGCCGTCGATGGGTTTGGCTTTGGGCTCCCCGCGCACGAAGGCGTTGGAGAGCGTGTAGACGACGCCGTTGGCGAGTTCCGCCGTCACGGTCAGTGTGGTGTTGGTGCGCAAGGTGTTCACCGGAAAGTCCGGCGTGAACAGCGCCACCACCTTGATGTAGGGTTCCAGCGCCGTTTCCTTGTAGCCGGCCGGTCCGGACAGGCCCATGACGGCCTCGCGCTTGAACTCGGTCAGCGGAATCTCGATGTCGCCGGAGATTTCGAATTGGGCGCCGTTGACCTTGACGAAACAGATGCCCGCGATACGTTGAGCCATGGTTGCCTCCTGGTCAGCTGACGATCTGGTTGGCCGGGTACTGCAGTCGGAACTGGTTCAGTACCGCGAACACCCGCAGTTGATTGACGTAGTCGGGCGGGAAGAGGACATTGACCCGGTTGGGGTCCGTGGTGTCGCGCTCGACGATCAGGTACTGCTTGAAGGTGTCGAGGTTTTCGACGATGCCCAGGTATTCCATCTGCCCGTAGATCGCGCAGAGCTCGCCCTTGATGACGGCGGGCGTCACGATGGCCTGGCCGGCGGCGAAGCGTGTGCCATCACTCGCCAGCTTGTGCCGGGGATACTTCGACGTGATCACGCCCTTGAGCGCACGCAGCACGTAGGCCGAGGTGTGCAGGGTTTCCGAGTCGAGGTAGCTGGTGTCCGGCGCGCCGAAGGCGTTCTGCTGGTAGGTCGTGATCGCGCGCTCCACGCGCAACTGGCCGCCGGAGACGAAGCTCGTCGCGATCCCGAAATTGAGCAGCGCCTGGCGATCCTCGAACAGGAAGCGATTGCCGGCGCGCGGCGCGAGCAGGCCCAGCAGCGGCGTCGTCTGGGTGGGACGCGCCGGATCGGCGGCGATGTCGACCGCGTTGGCGCCGCCATAGGCTGCCGCGTATTCCCAGCAGGGATTCGGGCAATCGGCATCGATGGCGGCAACGGTGTGGTGCTGGTCGTTGCGCGTCATGCCGAAGGCGACCAGATCACTGAGCATGCCGCGCAAGGCGGTGTAGCCGTGTCCGTAGATCTGCTTGGCGTAGGACCAACGCCCGGTGATGTCGTTGAGTTCCAGCTGCAGGTCGTTCAGGGCCTGCGCCTGGCCATAGGGGTGGATGATGAAGTCGTAGGGGTCATCGCCCATGCCCGGGATGGCGGTGGCCGCCAGCGTCGGGTCGGTGGACCCACCCGCAAGCGTGGGGCCGGAATAACTCAGCGTCACACCGGCGGGCACGCGCTCACCGGCGCTCCACCCCAGGAAGGAGTCGAGGACGGTGATGTCGTTGGCCGTCTGCCCAGCCCACTTGCTGGTGAGCGTGACGACGGCCGAGCCCTCGGCGATCGCCGACATGGGGCGCACGGCGGCGAAGGCATACGCCCCCGTCGTGGCGGTCACCGGCAGATCGGCATTGGCGTTGATGCTGCTGACCATGTTGGCGGCGATGTTGAACGGGCTGTCACCCAGCTGGACGCCGACATTCACGCGCTGGCCCGCGATGTAGAGGGCGATGGCGCCCGCCGCGCTGGCGAAGCCGTTGATGACGATCGTGCCCGAGGCCTGCGAGGCAGCGGGGTCATCTTGTACGGGGATGCACCACAGGTTGCAGGAACCAGCATCCTGCAGCCGATAGCTGGCCACCATGCGCGCCAGCATCGATCCCTGGCCGAACAGGACCAAGGCCGACTTTGGATCGGTGACCAGCACCGCCTTGTTGGGCGTGGCTGTTCCCCAGGGAAACATCTGACCAATCAACAGCGCATTGAGCGCCTGGTCGCCCAGATTGGCCTGGCTGTTGTCCATCTCCGCGTAGAACAGCGGCACGCGCAGATTGGATGGAATGTGTTCGAAGGACACGCCGCTCATGTCGTACTCCTTGCGGAAGCCGCCGGTTCAGGTGCTACGGAGGTGGCTGGGGGCGGGCTGTTTGCCGCCGGTGCGGATGCCGGGGCCGGCGATGCAGCCGTTGACGCGGCCTTTGCTGCTTCCGTCGCCGCCGGGGTCGCAGCGGGAGGCGCCTCGCTCAGCGTGATATCGCCCTCATGCAGCCGGCGCTGCCAGTACTGGGTGACCTGGCCGATGTTCTGGCCGGTGGCCGGCAACAGTGTCCTGGTTCCAGGGATGGGGACCGATCGGCCCGGTGTGGGAATGGCAAACATGCGTGCTCCAGTGCAAAAAGCCCGCGACGACGCGAGTCGTGGCGGGCGGTCATGAAAATCCGTCGTGGCCTGGGCAGCCAGGTCAGGGAACTGAAATGTCGAACTCGATGCGTCCGTCTGGGCCGTGCGTGCGCGGCGCGCTCACGGTAGCCTGGGCAAAGTCGGCGATCGGGTTGGCCGGGTAATCGGCCGTGGCGTCGAAGATCGGCCTGCCGACATCGACTTCCACGTTGGCGGCGGAGCCCGGTAGCCATCGACCTTGGGCATCCTCGGTGCCAAAGTCCGGCAAGGTGCGCAATGCACCGGC